TTGGTAGGTGAGTATTAGAAACTCCGCATCCGCTTCGGGCAAGACCTCCGTGTGCGCCCAAAATTCGTGGGTGGGGTTGAAGTCGATGTAAATCTCCTGACTGGTACGAATCGCCAACTGGTAGTACGAATCAAAGTCGATGTTGTTCGCCTCGTTGATGTAAAGTACCTGCCTCCTTGCCCCTCGGAGCCGTGCTTCCGAATCAGCGGAAAAGAACTCAATCGTGGATCCGTTGGCGAAGTTGTATTGCAGTAGGGTCTTGTTCCACCTGTCGGGAACCCAGCGATGGGTCCATTGCATAATCTTGGCGAAGTCCTTGATGGCCCCCCGTCGTAGGTGAGGGACGGATTCGCTGACCACCGATATTTCCGACTTGGGGAACCGAGCGGCGTGGTCAATCAGGACCGCAAGGATGCCGAAGGTTTTGGACGCACTTGTGCCGCCTTGGATAACTTTCTTCCGAGCGGTCATCGCCCGAATCTTGCGGATGGCGGTGGTGTACTTAAAGTCCATCCCCGAAGAGGGGTTGCTCGATGGTGACGGTGTTCTCTTGCTTGTCCACCAACCCAAGCAGGCGGGAGGCGATGTTGGCCGAGTAAACACCCGAACTTGCACCCTCCAGCATATCCTTGTCGCAGGTGGCCCGTATGCGTGTAATGATTGGGGAAAACCCTTTGTGCATCTCCGATGTGCCCTTCCTATAGTCCGAAAGGTCAAAGCAGACCCCGTTCTCCGCAAGCCATCCCTCAAAGCCCCGAAAGGTGATAGGCCGCTCCTTGTCCCTGTAAACCATGACCCCATCCTTGCCGACATAGTCCTGCACTCGGTACGGGTTGGCCTTGTTCTCGGCCCTGTACTTTTCAAACGCCTCCCATAGTTCTTCGGGGGTATTCCATATTGGGGGACGGCCTGCCATCAATACTCTATTTTGTCAATCAGTTCGTCAATCTTGTCCACGATTTTCATCTTGACCGCAAAGGCGTTGGGCGAGTTGGATTCCTCCACCGCACCAATGCAGTCGCAGAGGGTCGTGATGACCATCATCAGCGAATCCATGCGGGCTTGGACTTGGGCCTCATCGTTGGGGGCTTTGGTTGAGGGCATGGGTAACGGTGTGGTGGTTGGCTTCGGCGAACTGGTCCGCCTCTTGGTAAATGTATTGGAGGGCCGATTTTACGCAGTCCGCACACCACCAATTCGTGTTGGGTCTGCCATGAGCCACGAGGATGGTCTGCAAATCGTGGACCGCTTCGGGGGAGAGCCGCATGAAAAGGGCGGCTTGGTACTGGTCCCAATAATGGCGGTGTTTTTGCGCAAGGACAAACTCGTCTTGGGTCATCGGTTGGTCAGTTGCAGGATGACAACCGTCAACCCCGCAGAGGCAAGGCCGTACACAGGAGCGAGTACCCAACCGCAAGTGGGCAGGGTCAGGGCCACCGCCACCCAAAAAGTGAGGCAAGTCACGCAGGAGAACGGCTTGTGCCTTCCGAGCCAAGTCGTGTACCACCATTGCGGCAGGACATGGTACTCCGCAATAGCGAGGGCGGTCAAACTACTTATCAGCAGGGGAAATATCAGCGTGTCCATGGTTTTGGATTGCGGCCTTGATTTTGGCCTTGGCTTGGTCAATGGAATAGATTATTGAGCGGTACGGAATACCCGTGTCACGGGATAGTTTCTTCATGTTCCCCGTCCGCAAGTGCAGGCGGAGCAGTTCCTTGTCATAAGGGAACGCCCCGTCCTTGGCCCAAGTGTCCATTTCCGCTTCGGCGATGGCCCACAGGTCATCCATGAGGGAATCATACTCGGACTGGGGGATGGGGGAATCGGGGTCAAGTTCTTCGAGCAGGTCGTGGTGACGGTACTTTTGGGCGAACTGGTTGTTCTTGCCTCGGTAGAGGTTCAGCAGCAACCGCACCACATAGAATTTGAAGTACCCTTGCCCGTGGATTTGCAGAATCTTGGCGGGGTCTTTTTCCAGCAGGATAAGGACGCACTCCTGTTCCAAGTCCCTCCAAAGCGGGTCGCCTCCTGTGATGGTAAGGCAAGCTTTTCGGATTTCGCCCGTGCGGTAGAGGTCCAGTATCGTTTGTTCTGCTGACTGCATGCACAAAGATTGCAAAAAAAAAGGGGTCAGCGGTTAGGCTGACCCTGTCCGAATCTCACGGATTTGCCGATTATCGTAGGCTCACCGACGACCTAAGTCGCACTTAGTCAGAGGTGTAGGGGTGATTACTTGTTTGCAAATTCTGCCTTGTTATGTGCAAAACTTGTGTACGAAGGAATTTGAGTTGAGGTGTAGAGCGGGAATCCTGCACATGGGTGACAAGGTTATGGATGATGGTCGCATGGTCCCGATTCAGTTCTATGGCGATGTTCTTGTAGGTGAATAAGAACTCGGAGTAGGCGATGTCTGCAATGATGCTCCTTGCGATTACCAACGGCCGAAGCCTGCTTTTGGAATAAATATTCTCAATCGGAATCCCAAGGACTTCGCTGGTTGCCTCGGCAATCACCCGAATAATGTGCAGGTTGCTTGGTCGCTTCTTGGTTGGAACTCGCATGTCGTTTGCAAGGCAGTAGGTCCGAATGATATCGGGTAGGTCGTTCATAAATGCCTCACCATATTTGGCGGCATAGCGTTCTAATTTGGTCTGCATGGCTTATACAATTTCGGGGATGGGCATCCAATAGTTGACTTCACGGGGAAACCAAGAATAGTTCTCGGAGTACCACATATCGTGCGTTGGTCTCCACCAAGCGACGATTTGCCGTCCTAAAACATCAGTAATCAGCACGGGTTCGCCATCTTTGGGCATTTGGTCTTGGGGTCTTATCCAGGGCATGGCTTAGGCGTTTTTGGCTTGAAGGATTCTTCCGAGCAGGGTCCAGTTCACTCTCCACGGAGAAATTGTTTCGGAGCGGTCGGGGCGGTCGCAGTTAACGCACTCCTTGCGGATGTGGATTTGCCAGCGGCGGAAATCGGTGGGGGTTGGTTTCATGGGTTAGGGGTTGGGGGTGGGGAAGGAAAACTGGACAAATAAACGAGTTATAGGACATTTTGCCGACCCTCTAAATGTTCAATGTACATGTCAAGAACGCTTTTTGGAATAATGTAACTTTGGTTGCATACCAAATAATTATTTGACATACTTTTAAGGTCATCAATAACCTCATTTATATTTGGCAATCCTAATTCTTTTAGTTGAAAAAAGGCTGCATTATTTGCCAAATTATGAAGTCCATCTTCTGTTTGATAATTTGGCTTTTCAAGTTGCTCAATAATCTTTGGCAATGTGTTAAATGTTTTCATTTTGCGTTTACGGTTTGGAATAATGTGTACTTCCCGCAAGTATCGGTCTTGATTTTTACCTGCGGCCCGAATCCGTTGGACCTGCTCAACACATACTCGCAGGCATTCCCCTTCGTCCGTACCTCAATAACCTTCCAAGGGCGGTTGTTGGTGCAGGCGGTCAGGAGCAGAAGGAGCAGTATGCGGTGCATGGTTAACGAGGCCAAAACCAAGTTGACTTACCGCAAGACCCCGTGACATAGACACGGCCCATAAGACCAAGGCGGGATGCGGTTTGTTCGGCAACAGTTACGCCATGCTCAAAGTTCATGCAAGTCAAAACAAGATGCTGGCGGTTAAAGGTGGAGCATTCAATGCTTACTGAATAGGACAATGTTTTCATACTGTTTGGTTTAGTAGGTCAAAGATATACACAACCTACCCACATTCAGCCAACACCCGTTGGAAATCTTCCACGCTTCGGATTATCTCGTACCTGTACCCCGCTTCTTGAACGACCCCCTGCCACCACTTTTGGGAGAGGGACTGCTTGCCCTTGGGCGTTTTAAATTCAAGGAACACCGCACCCTTGGGGGATAGGTAGGTCATGTCTGCAACTCCAGCGGTCAGCCCGATACCCTTTAGGAAGAAACCATTGGATCGGGAACGGGGATTGTTGAGATTCAAGAATAGCAGGCCCTGCTCGTTGGGTCGCATTAAAGCGAACAACTTGACGCAGGCGGCTTGGAGGTTGTATTCTTCCATCATAGCGAATTGGGTGGGTATTCGTTGGCTTTGGTGTAGGGAAGGTGGCATTGAATCTCGGCAACTCCAAGCGAGCCGTTGCGGTTCTTGCGGACGATGACCTCCATCAAGTCCGCTGGCTGATTCCTGTCGTGTTCGTAGGGGCGATACACAAAGCCAATCTTGTCAGCGTCAAACTCCAACTGCCCCGTTTCCCGCAAGTCGGACATGATGGGGCGATGGTCGCTCCTTCCCTCGGTTGCACGGGATAGGGAGGATACAACGACCCCGAACACCTTCTGCCGTTTGCAGATGGCTTTGAGGGTCTTGGATATGTTGGTCATTTGCTCAATCTTGGGCTTGGCCTTGTCAATCTTGGTTGGCTCAACGAGTTGGAGGTAGTCCAAGTAGAATCCGCAAATCCCGTACTTGGTTTTCAGTTTGGCGATTTCGCCTTCAATGCGGTCAAGGTTGGCTTGGTGCAAGTCCACGATATACAACGGCTTGGATTTTAGGAGGTCCGCTTTTTGGCCAAGGTCCATGAAGTCCTGCGTGCTGATTCTCTCGGTGGGGTTAAGAAAGTGTGCCCCGTCCATGGTGGCAAGGTTGGAAAGCATCCGCTGGGTCAGTTGCTCCGCTGACATTTCAAGCGTGAAGAACACGACGGGGATATCGGCCATGGCTTGATTCATCGCTATTTGCAGGGCCAAGAGGGTTTTGCCCATTGCGGGCCGTCCGCCCAACAGGATAAACTCGGTGGGTTTAAATCCCGTCATCATTCGGTCCATCGGGCTGATGTAGGTCGGAAAGATAGAATCCTTGCGCCTGCCTTCCCTTA